CGTAAAGTATAAGTATGCCAGCAAGAAAAAGAAAAGGTGACTCTATCAGTGGTATTGGTAGCATGAGTTCACGAAAAATGAAGAGGAAGAAACCAATCAATTCTGATTTAATGGTTGATATTAAACCATTGACAGATAATCAGAAGAAATTTTTTGAAGAGTATAAAGCAGGTAAAAATCTTTTTGCATATGGTGCAGCAGGCACAGGTAAAACTTTTATCGCACTCTACCTTGCACTCAAAGAAGTTCTGGATCAATTCACACCTTTTGAAAAGGTGTATGTGGTTCGTTCTCTAGTCGCTACTCGTGAGATTGGTTTTCTTCCTGGAGACCATGAAGATAAATCTTCTCTCTATCAGATTCCATACAAGAACATGGTGAAGTACATGTTTGAGATGGCAGATGATAATGAGTTTGAAATGCTTTACGGAGCGTTGAAAGCACAAGAGACAATCCGTTTCTGGTCTACTTCATTCCTCCGTGGTACTACCATGGACAACTGCATCATTATCGTTGACGAGATGCAGAACTTGAATTTTCACGAACTTGATAGTATAATTACACGAGTTGGTGAAAATTGTAAGATTATCTTCTGCGGTGACGCAGCACAATCTGACCTTGTGAAGACCAACGAACGAAATGGAATCCTGAACTTTAAGCAGATCATTATGGCAATGACTGAAGACTTCGCAACTGTGGAGTATGATGTCAACGATATTGTGAGATCTGGATTCGTTCGTAATTACATCATGACTAAAATCGCACTTGGTATTTAATGTTCATCCATCTAGATAATTTACAAGGTGAAACTGATCTGAAGGCAACCATGATCGATGGGACTCGTTTCTATGAAGTCCCATCTGGGAAAATGTATCCTTCCATCACCTCTGTCACGAGTTTCTATAACCGTGAGGTATTCGTTGAATGGCGAAAGAAAGTTGGTGATGAGAAGGCAAACAAAATTACTAGAGAATCTACATTTAGGGGAACCAAGTTTCATGATGCGGTAGAACAATATGTGAAGAATGTTCCTATCAAGGACATTTCCATGCTCCCCTCAACTAAATTTTTGCTCCTTTCGGCAAAGGAAAATCTTGATCGTATAAATAACATACATGCTTTAGAGAAGTCACTGTATAGTGACTATCTTGGTCTTGCTGGTCGAGTTGACTGCATCGCAGAGTATGATGGAGAACTTGCGGTCATCGACTTTAAGACCTCGACGAAGATAAAACCCGAAGAATGGATTGAAAATTACTTCGTGCAAGAGACTGCTTACGCTTGCATGTACTATGAAATGACTGGTATTCCAGTTAAGAAACTTATTACCATTATGGTTGCCGAAAATGGAGAGTGTAAAGTCTATGAAAAACGCAACAAGGGTCACTATATTAAACTTCTCACAGAGTACATCCGAAAGTTTGTCGAACACAAAACAGGAGCCTATGGAGAATCAAGTTGATGACCTCATCAAGGAGAAGTTCTTGTGTCAAGCAAAGTTTGCACAGGAAATTGAAAGTCTAGTTAAGACTTACAACTTTAATTATATTGATGCAATCCTCACATTCTGTGAAGAGAACAAAATCGAGATGGAGTCAGTTGGTAAACTGATTTCAAAACCACTGAAAGAAAAACTCAAGTACGACGCAATTCAACTCAACTTCCTCAAGAAAACTACAAGAGCAAAACTTCCGTTATGATTTCCAAAAGTGAACTCATGCATTATAAAATTCAGGCAGCAATGCGTGAAAATGCATGGATTGATAATGAACTAAAGTACCTTGGCGAGCGTGCTGGACACCACTGGTATCTCATTGGTGGTGAGCATGAAGTCAAAGCAGAACAAATTGAGGACTTTGAACAAGTTGATGATGACACCGATTGATGTTTACAAGACTTACCTTGCATTTAAAAATCATTTTACCAAGGTAAGTTACAGTTATTTTAAGTATTCTGGTAAATCAAGAGCATCCAAAGAAGCGTATAACAATCGCAAAGATCGTTACTTCTTTGAGAGAATGTCTCGTAAGAAGAGTGACGAGGAAATTAAAGATTATTTCCTCGCAAACTTTGTAGAATGTGATGATCCCGATCGTTTATGGATTGGTGAGATCATTTCATCTGGAGAAGATAGTTACAAGGCCTGGGCGAAAAGGTTCCAGGGTTTAACCTATCTTTTCCAAACGGAAGTCGAAGTATTTTTTCAGAAAGAAAACTTTCAAGACCTGTTTACTGTAAAGGGTCAATCCCATCCTGAGGTGCTGAAGAAACATCTACAGGGTGCTTTGTCTATTGAGACTATGGTAATCTTGGATATGATTCTTGATTACACTAAAGACTTTGACAAGAAACTTACTGACCCAGTGTGGGAAACCGTAAGTCTCAAAATCAAAAAATATAAACCCTTTCTAAATATTGATGTTACCAAATTCAAGTCAATTCTAAAAGAGCAGGTCGTATGAGTAAATTTTTTGATTCCGAGGTTGTAAGAGAATCTGTATTTGAATTGGAAGCACTTCAGACACAGTTGTCAACTGATCTATTGAATCTTGCAAACTATAGTTATGAGCAGAGGAGAGAGCACCTTGAGACTCTCAAGACCTTTCTTGAGAAGCAGAAGATTTTCTTCTTCCGTGTCTCTTTGTCTGATGATCCCGATGCCCTCCTGATCAAGGAGAAGGTCATCGAGACAGCGAAGATGTTTGGTTACAACGAGATCGATGGCATGGAAAAGTTCTTCGAGACACTGAACCACACCATCGAGAAACTCCAAAAATCCCTTGACAGGTAGTAGGTCATCCACTATAATAGATCTGTCATTATCCAACGAATCCTAATCCATCCTAATTAATCCTATGTCTTTTCAAAATCTTAAAAAGCAATCCCGCACTGGTTCCCTTACCGAAAAACTGATCAAGTCTGTCGAGAAACTTAACGACAAAGGGGGCAACGGTGCTGATGAGCGTATCTGGAAACCATCAGTTGACAAGACTGGTAATGGTTTCGCCATCATCCGCTTCCTTCCCGAAGCAGAGGGTTGCGATCTTCCTTGGGCACGAGTCTATACTCATGCATTCCAAGGCCCTGGTGGTTGGTTGATCGAGAATTCTTTGACTACTTTGGGACAGAAGTGCCCCATCTCTGAGTACAACTCTCAACTTTGGAACAACGGCACCGACGCTGGCAAGGAACAAGCACGCAAGCAAAAGCGTAAGTTGTCCTACTACAGCAACATCTTTGTCGTTAGCGACCCTGCCAATCCTGATAACGAAGGCAAAGTCTTCCTCTATAAGTATGGTAAGAAGATCCATGACAAGATCATGGAATCAATGAAGCCTGAGTTCGCTGACGAAGAACCCATCAATCCTTTTGATTTCTGGACTGGTGCTAACTTCAAACTCAAGATCCGTAAGGTTGCTGGTTACCAGAACTACGACAGCAGTGAGTTTGCTCGTCCTTCTGCACTCTTTGATGATGACGACAAACTGGAGAAGATCTACAACAATCTCCATGATCTCAATGAGTTCCTTGATCCTAAGAACTTCAAGTCCTACGATGATCTGAAGAAGCGTCTTGACTACACTCTTGGTATTCGTGGTGTTCCTAAGATGCAAGATCCTGAGACTCAGGAAGAAGAAGCACAGTGGGAGCGTGAGCGTCGTGGAGAATACTCCGAACCCGAAACTACTTCTAGCAGCGGCGGTTTCAACGACCCAGACATCACTCCTTCAAACAATGAAGACGAGGATGATTCTCTCAACTACTTTGCTAAACTGGTCAACTCCTGACCTTTACGCCCTCCGAAAGGAGGGTTTTTTTATATCCCAAAATCTTTAGGATTGTAAGTTTCTTTGGTTGTTCGATCTAAGAATTGTGATGAAGACTCATATTTCATCATGCTTCTCATGTCACTGACCAAACCACCGACATATTCTTCTTTCAGTATACGAATAACTCTCTTCGCATCATTTACTGTTCTTTCATACTCATAGTTTGAGACTGGTCCTGCAGCGGAAATGTCTTGAGTTACTTCACCTATTGGAGTATATGAGAAGACAAAGTTTTGATCCACTTCAAGTCCAGCTTCAAGAACAGTTCTATTGTATTGATCTCTGATTTCTCTTGTCTCATAGTGATGGACTTCTGCTAAAGCAGATTCTGATCCATACTTATCAATCATATGAGTATTAAGATCATTATTGCT